ATGCAAAAGCTATTAAGGATTTATGGCTTCCTACATTTGAAGAATGCTATGAATATGCTTTACCACAAAGAGAATCTTTCTATACAGAATCTATTGGTAGAAGAAGATCAGATCGTATCTTTGATGAAACAGCAGTAGTAGGAGTACAAGAATTTGCTAGTAGATTACAATCAGGTATTGTTCCTAACTATGCAAGATGGGCAGACTTTGTAGCTGGTTCAGAAGTTCCAAAACAAAATCAAAGAGAAGTTAATTTATTATTAGATGAAGTAACTGAGTATGTATTTGAGATATTACAAAACTCAAATTTTTCACAAGAAGTACATGAAACATTTTTAGATTGTGCAGTAGGTACAGGTGTACTTTTAGTTGAAGAGGGAGATGCAATACAGCCAGTAAAATTTAAAGCAATACCATTACCACAAATAGTTTTAGACTCAGGGTTTGATGACAAGGTAGATCATATTTATAGAAAAAGAATGATCCGAATGAAAGAATTATTAATAGCTTATCCAAATGGTACTCTATCAGAAAAAATGAAAATGGATATGGAGAAGATGGGCGAAAGTGAATGTGAGATTGTAGAAGTAGTTTATAGAGATTATTTAAATACAAAAGAAGAACAGCATAAGTTTTGTGTTATAGCACCAATGTATGAACATGAAATAACACAACAAACATTTAAAGGTTTAGGTTCTAATCCATATATTATTTATAGATGGTCTAAAGTAGCAGGAGAAGTTTATGGAAGAGGCCCACTACAATTAGCATTACCAGCAATTAAAACTTCTAACTTAGTTATAGAATTAATTTTAGAAAATGCACAAATGTCTATTTCAGGTATGTATCAAGTAGAAGATGATGGTGTAATTAATGTAGATAATATTTCACTAATTCCAGGGACTATTATTCCAAAAGCAATGGGATCATCAGGACTACAACCAATAGCACCAGCAGGTAATTTTAATGTAAGTGATTTAGTATTAAGAGATATGAGAACTAATATTAAAAAAGCATTATACAATGAAATGTTAGGAGTAGCCAATGAGAAAACTCCTATGTCTGCAACAGAAGTAGCAGAAAGAATGGCTGATCTATCAAGACAAATAGGAGCGGCATTTGGAAGATTACAAGCAGAATTAGTAAATCCTGTTTTACAAAGAGTAATCTATATTTTAAAAAAACAAGGTAGAATAAAAATCCCAGTAGTAAATGGTAGAGAAATAAAAATTAAATCTTCTTCTCCATTAGCACAAGCACAACAACAACAAGATGTAGCCACACTAGATAGATTCTTAGGAATGGTACAAGCTAGAGTTGGCCCACAATTATTAAATGTTTTAGTCAAACAAGATGAAGCGGCAAAATTTGTAGCCAAAAAGTTAGGAGTGCCTGAGGAGTTAATTAGATCGCCTGAAGAAATGCAACAGGCGGCACAGCAAATGCAACAAATGATGGCACAGCAACAGGGGGAAAGTCAGGGAGAACCACAGCAATAATGAAAGTGTCATGCATAATTCTGTACTTGTTATAAGTGATTTACATATCCCTTACCATCACAAAGATTCTTTTAGATTCTTAAAAGCAATTAAAAAAGAATTTAAACCTGATACTATAATTAATATAGGCGATCTATTAGACTTTCATGCAATATCAATGCATGAACATAATCCTGATTTACCAAGTGCAGGACATGAATTAGATATAGCAAGAGAGTATGTAAAAGAACTAGAGGGAATATTTCCTGAAGTAACTGAAGTAGATTCTAATCATAGTAGTTTAGTTTATAGAAGAGCATTAAAGTTTGGAATGTCAAAACAATTTCTTAAACCATATGGAGATTTTTTAGGAACTCGTAAATGGAAATGGATTGATGATATTACTTTAAAATTAAGTAATGGTAAAAAATGTTTCTTTACACATGGTAGAGCGGCAGACATTTTAAAAGTTTCACAGACAATGGGTATGAGTGCTGTACAAGGACACTATCATACAAAGTTTGTTATATCTTATTGGGCTAACCCTGATGATATATTCTTTGGTATGAATGTAGGTTGTTTAATAAATCAAAAGTCAATGGCTTTCTCATATGCTAAAAACTTTAGAACAAGATTTATTATTGGCTGTGGAATAATACTAAATGGAATACCAAGACTTCTTCCAATGGTATTAGATAAAAATGGTAACTGGATAGGAGAAATAGTATGACAGATGAAAAAACAAAACAAGCAAATGAACAATCTGATAATATTGAATTACAAAAAATTGATCCATTATATTATCAAGCAGGAAGATGTGCGTGTGGTAAAGTATTACAAACATATGATTATGTAAGACATCTACCTTATGCTGATGCGACAGCTATAAAATATATTACTCGTCATAGAGATAAAGGTGGTTCAATAGATATTAAAAAAGCAATTTGGTTTTTAAAAAAAATACTAGCAGATGAGTATAAAGAAACCGAGTAAACCTATAGTTGTAGGAGATAATAAATATTATAAATATCTTATAATATGGGAAGATATTGTTGGGGATTCAACAATTACAGATTACAATGAATTTAATAATATGCATTGTGCATTGATACATACAGAAGCATATATATTCAAAAAGACAGCAAAATATGTGTATTCCTTTGGTAGCTATCAAAATGAAAATGGAGATATAGGATTTGGGGATAGAAATATTTACCCTAGAAGTGTAATTAAAAAGATGCTAAGGATATAGTAAGAATGGAAGCAGAACAAAAAAATAAAGCCCTGATAGGTTTGGATAACTTTAAAAGAAGTTCTGATGAGGAAGAAAAACTTAATAGTGCTTTCTCAGCGTTATTTAGTACAGATATAGGTGTATCTGTTCTCCAATACCTAAAGTCCATTACCATAGAATCGGTAGCTGGATCAGAAATATCTGATAACTCTCTAAGACATTTAGAGGGGCAAAGATATTTAGTTGGCTTAATTCAAAGAAGAGTCAATAAAGGCAAAAGTCAAAAAATAGTAAAGGAGAAAAATAATGGCTGAAGAACAAACACAACCAGTTGAACAGACACAAGAACCTGTACAACAAGAACAACCAAAGGAAAATGTTTCACATGAAACACAAGAAGCAACGACTACTGAACCTAGTCCTCGACCAGAATATATTCCTGAAAAATTTTGGAATACAGATAAAGGCGAGGTTAATATGGAAGAATTTGGTAAGTCTTATACGAACCTTGAAAAATATGTAGGTGGTAAAAAAGAAGAACTACGAGATCAAATTGTAGATGAACTTCAACAAGAAGCTATTGCAGAAAGACCTGAAAAGGTAGAGGGTTATGAATTACCTAAATTACCTGATGGTGTTACTGAAGAAATAGTAAATGCAAATCCTATGACAGATTGGTGGAAAAATTTCTGTTATGAAAATGCATATGACCAAGAAGTATTTGAAGAGGGTGTAAACAAATATGTTGATATGTATTTAGGTAATCAAGTAGATGTAGATGCAGAAAAAGAAAAGTTAGGAGAAAATGCAGATGCAAGACTTGATGCAGTAAATAACTGGGCATCATCAGTATTTAGCCCTGAACAATATGAAGCTATATCAGCATCACTTGGTCAAACTGTAGATGGTATTGAAGCATTAGAAAAAATGATGAATCTAAATAAACAAACTATATCTAATGCACAAAACTTTACACAACCTGAAAGACCTCTAACATTAGAGGATGTTCGATCTATGATGAAAGATAAAAGATACTTTGATCCTAAAGAAAGAGATGAATCTTATGTGAGAAAAGTAGATGATGCTTTCGCAAGATTGTATCGTGGATAGGTTAGTAGTAGAAAAAACTACACCTGAACATTGTTTTGATCTAGCCCCTAGACTTAAATCTATTGATAGATATGAGTTAGCATTATGGGGGCTTGATCCTTTACAAGCATTACTTCAACCTTTTAGATATATAAGAAGAAAAAATATACATACATTCACAATTTTAACAGAATCTAAACAAGAAGTAGTCGCTATATTTGGAGCTGTACCTACAAAACAAAATGAAAAAGTAGGTTCTATATGGTTTTTAGCATCAGATTTATTAGATAAACATTACAAATATTTTCTTAAAAGGAATAAGAAATGGCTATATTATTTAGAAGAAAACTATGATTATCTATGTAATTATATCACAGAAGAGCATCATACCAGTATAAGATGGTTAAAATGGCAAGGATTTAATTTTTCTAAACCTATGCTTGTAAAAAATGTAAAAGTGTTGTATTTCTATAAACGACTACATGATGTAGTCAAAATAGGAATGCAACCTGTTTTGAATGATCTCGGCCCAGCATGGAAAACTGAGTTAAGTCAAAAAAGATAATTGCTTAATTAACAACAACAACGACAAAAAGGAGGCAACATGAGTACATCTATTTCAACTGCTTTCATTAAGCAATTTGAGTCTGAAGTTCATATGGCTTATCAGCGTATGGGTTCAAAATTGCGTAATACAGTAAGGCAAGTAAATAATGTAAAAGGTAGCCAAGCGAGATTCCAAAAAGTCGGTACTGGTACTGCGGTGTCTAAATCAAGACATGCACAAGTTCCAACTATGGATATCTCTCACTCAACTGTTGATGTAACACTTTCAGACTTCTATGCGGCTGATTATGTAGATCGTTTAGATGAATTGAAAACTAACATTGACGAAAGACAAGTCCTATCTCAATCTGCGGCGGCGGCTTTAGGTAGAAAAACTGACCAGACTATCATTGATGTATTAGATGCTGGATCAAACTCAAACAATGTAGCACATGGTTCTGCTGGATTAACTCTAGCAAAAGCATTTACAGTGTATGAAGCATTTGGTTCAGGAGATATACCTGATGATGGCCAAAGATACTTTGTAGTATCTTCTGCTGGTTGGGCTGATTTATTACAATTAGATCAGTTTTCTAGAGCGGAATATGTAGGGGAAGCACAACTTCCTTATGCAGGTGGCTTAACAGCTAAGAGATGGCTTGGTTTCATGTGGTTTACACATTCAGGTCTTTCAATTCCAGGAACAACTA